CAGGGTCCCATGGCGCTTAGATACGCTTAAATTCTAACTCCTGTTTTACCAGAGTCATCCACACAAGTGGCACTCTGGCTAGACTGTGCTGAAGAAGGTTTAAAATGGTCTCACAGAGCTTATTTATTCGCTCTGCGAGCCACACTAAGAAGAGGCTACACCCGACTAACTCCCTCAGGAACTAGTACTGAATCTAGTTCCGAGCAAGGCTCTTTCGAGCCCAGGCGGAGCGTCACGGTCGGTCTCACATTCTTAGGAGGTGGCTGTCCCTGCTTGCAGGGCTTTCCACTCCCAGATTCTATCCAATTCAGGTCCCCTGTGATGGGAAATCAACCCATCACAGGCCTAATTAAGGGTATTACCCATGGAATTCTAACTGGGTCTTCTTCGCAAAGGCGACTCTTCGCACACAGCCTAGCCAAGCTATATTAACAAACACCAAATACAAGTGTTTGTTAATCATTATATTGGTTCCGAGGGGCGTTACTCCCCCTTTCCCAATATAACTCCCGCTTGTGTAGACTCGTCCGACAGGTTTCAGGATAGTGATCTCGTCCCCCTGGCAGGAGGACTCTTAAGTGATAGGCGCTCTGTTCATACAGGCCCCTACGCTTTCACCTGGATAAAACTCTCACCGCTGTCGGTTACCCTCTCTTCAGAGGGCTCTCCCCGGATGTTACTCCAGAGTCGCTTAGATACCACTTTCCTTGAGAAAGAAAGCGGATAATAAATCTAGCTAGCCTCCGCCACGGATCGAGCATTGGATATCATCCAGTGTACTCACATAAGGACAAGTATCACCTCGCCCTGGGTGGTCTGTTTAGGCATGTGGGACCGCTAGTCATCAAGATAACCAACGGCCTACTCTCTTCCGGATAGTGTTAGGGTCTTTGTGTTCAAAGACCTCAACATGGATGGGTGTGAGTGAATTCTCAGCATCCCAATCCATGAACGCATTGAAGAACTTTTCAAGTTCCTCACGTTCCACTCCCGGTCGACAGGCATCAATGCGCCTAGCAATAGAGTCAGAAAGCTTATGAGCTTCCATATACTCCAACTGCTGAGGCCACATGATACTCTGGAGACTTGACTCGAGCATCTCCACACGCCAATCCTTTAACTTCTCAAGGCCGACCCTATCTCAGATACCACGGGGGGTAAGAGTATCTACACTACCATGTTTCCATGGCAGTGCAGCCTCTCATCACCGCACCATGATATCTCTAAGAGATTGAAGGTTAACTAAAACACCTCGATTAAGAGATGTCATAGAAAACCAGTCGACCCATGAAGTAAAGGAAACAGAGGAGATTCCTGGCATGGACAAGAATACTATCAATAACTTTAAGTGCCGAGGCATAATAGCCAACGGTTTACTCAGAGCTGACAGTGTTCTATAACCATAACCACGGAATCTAGCGAATGATGCGATTCGCACCTGTTCCCCCTGGAATTTAGACAATAGCATAATCATAGCCTCTAGGCTAGAAGATGCCACATCTAATTCTCGGAAAGAAACAGGTGAAAGATTCACACCCCGGGAGATGAAACGTTTAGCAAACTCGAAGGAATCTTTCGATACCACTGACTTTACTAAATTAATCTCAACCCCGAGGTCTTCCATTATACACAAA